CATATCCTTAGCTTCCTTCTTCATTTGCTTTTCCATATCAGCAATTTCGCTCTCATCAAATTGAAGAACGTTTTCTTGAACCCAACGCTTAGAGTAAAATAAACCGATATATGGCTGAACAGTCGCAAGCATGTTTAGACGATTTTGTAATAATTCTGCATCTTTAAGTTCGCTAAAGTTATTATCTTTAATAAAGTCATAGCGGATAGATTGCTTGAATTGATTCCATTCGTCTAAAGTACAAATGCCCTTAAGAGCCAACTGACGAGCAAGTAATTCGTCAAATAAAATAGAAAAACGTGAACGAAGCTTATCAACGAATTTATCGAATTTAATTTCGTCGCGAGTGATTTCATTAGAACGACCTAATGAGAATCCTTGTTGAGCTTCCATTCTAGAAATAGGCACATTCAATGCTCGATATAATTTCTTTTCGAAATAGTGAACGTCTTCCATTTGACCAAGGTTTTGACCTGCTGGAAGAGTTGTAATTTCGGTAGACTTACCTTCGCCACGACGTGGCATCCAGAAGTCTTCGAGCATTGACATATGCTTACGGTCATCGCGAATTTCACCTGTGCCAGCATCATACGTGAGTTTATTTCTAAACTTCGTCATAATGTCTTTTAGATATTGTTCGGCTTTAGCTCGAGGCATGTTGCCTACGTCGACGTAGAATACGCGACGTTCTGGTGCACGGGATACGCGATAGATAACAGTTGCATCTTCAACGAAACGCAACTGGTTCATTGGACGGATTGCTTTATGTAAATATGAAAGCACCGTCGATTTTGCTGGATCAAATAGACCTGATGTTAAGTGGACAACCGAGTCCTCGCTTAATTTAACGCCTCCAGCATAGCTTCCCAGTAATTGTGGAGATTGTACATTGTTGTTTGTTAATTTTTCATTGTACAAATAGAATGTGTCGATACGATCAATAACTTCTGTACCGTTTTCTTTTTTCTTTGTGATGTTACGAATTTTACGAATACGACGTGGGTCGATATAAATTAATTGTTTGATACCAGCTCTTGGGTTTTCTGGATCAATAACAACATGGTAATATAAACGTCCGTCTACATACCATCTTCTGAATAAATCTGATGCGAACGCATTAAAGTCTAAAAGTTTTGTAATCTCTTTAAACTCCGAACGAATCATTTTCTTAATGCTGTCTGGTTGATCTAATTCGTCAAGATCAATCTTTACGATTTGCCCACGATTATCATGAACGATTGCTTCATTAATAATATCTTCAATGGCTGTTTCCATTTCTGGTTGCATTGCCATTGTACGATATTTTGTAATTAGATCGATTTCAGTTCTATAGGATCCATCTAAATCAACATAGATGCCATAGTGAGCACCAGTCTGGATGTTAATCGCGCCGTCTTCGAGTTGCGGCGATACTGGTGTGGGAAGTAATTGTTCTTCATCATCCTCTCGGACGATACGAAAACCAAAAAGTTTAATTGCCATCTTTATTTCCTCATAATAACAAATGGGGAGGAAAAGCCCTCCCCAAATTCAAAAAGATTATGATCTTGAAGCCTGATCTTCGGTTGTCCAGTATTGGTATGCGAAAGTTACAGTAAATTCTTCAATTTGATCATTTGTGCCCCATGCTAATTCAATTGGAGCCACGTTAGTTGGCCATAGTCCTGCGAAAGTATAAACATGTAGTTTATCGCCTTCTTTGCCATATTGTATTACAGAAGCATTTACACCATATCCGAGATCTAGTGTAGTAGCTGCTCCTGTTCTTTTGTTTCCAACAGGACCGTTAATGCCATAATGCCACTGTTCAAATGCTTTTCTTAATTTGAAATTTTCATCATTAATAATTGTCACTGTCCATTCTGGATATGTTCTATTTCCAGCTAACTTAACTTCACGACCAAAGTATTGAAGTGGTGTTATGCCAATATCTGATCCAGGTAGTGATGTAGAGTTTGCCAAAAATGACAATGTTTGAGGACCAGGACTTGTGACGTATGCTGGCCAAGTTGTTAATCTCACTTCAAATAAATTAGGACGAGCGCCGTCGCCTACTAAATTTGTTCTAAATTGATCTACAGTGAATGCCATGTTATTCTCCTAGGAATTTCTTTTATTTATTAGAACTGTCCAACAACTTCACTGAAGTTGACACCAGTTCTTGTAGCCACGAAATTCAATTGGATAAAGTTAATGCTACGAGCTGGTTGAATATAGATGTCACCAACAAATTGATTTGCGTCAACCACAGCTGGAGTATTGTTTGAATCGTCACAAACAATCTTATAAGCATAAATTCCACGACGACCTTGAACTGTTCTTAAGAACGGATCAACTAGAGCAACAAATTGTGATTGCGTAAATTCATCATTAATTTCAAATAAGCTTGATTGTGCAGCTTGTGAAATTGTTTTTTCTAGAACAATGAATAGACGACGTACATTGATGCGATCAAATGCACTTGGACGATTTTGCATTGTCTTGTCGCCGTATAGAATTGTTCCTTGTCCAGGGAATGACACTACTGGGTTTACACCATTCTTATAAAGAAGATCACGTGATGCTTGGTTAGGATTAAATGCAAGTTTAATTACATTCTTAATCGAGCCACGTTGTAATCCTGCAGGTGACCACCATGGATCTTTTACGTTATCAGTATAAGCGCAAAGACCTGCAATATCACCATTTAATGGAACCCAACGATATACATCGTTATACTTGTCGTACATATATTTCCAACCGCTATCAGCTACAGCATATGAGCTGTAAGCGTTTAGTCCTTGGAAGTAATTTACGATTTGTTGTGCAGGACCAGATGAATCTCCACCTGTACCAAGAGTATTTGCTAATGGAGGTGATACGAATGCGACAGAATCGATTCTATCTGTAGCAATTTGAACAACTTGTTGACTTACAATTGCATCGCTATCAGCACCCATTAGTAATGAGATATCAATTGCTTCTTTATCAGCAAATACGTTGTATGCGTATAATAAGTCGCCATCTGAAGCGTGACCATCAGCACCAGCGCTTAATGAAGCAACATTTGGACTTGCATCACTTGTAAAGAATGAATTTGAATTTACAACTGCAGTGTTTGCACCCCAGTGTACTACGTTAGAACTTGGAACGCCTGTCCAATAAACATAGCTTGATTTGTTAAACAATACGTTTTTGTAGTAGTTGTTTGAACCATCTGGAGCAGTCGCATCAGCTAATCTTGAAATAGATTGATACTTTTCAAGAATTGTATTTGCTGTTCCTGAGAATGCGCCATATGTGTCTACAACTAGAATGTGTAATTCGTCATTACATGCATAACCAGTTTTACTCAACACTGAAGGTGAAGTTCCTGGGGCATAGTCGAAAAGACTAGCATATGGATATAGTGGGTCTGCTGTGTTTGATGTGTTTGCAGTCCAAACTGCAGCATTTGCCCAAACGTATACAGATAGTGAGTTACCCATAGCGCCTGGATATCTTGCTGTAAATGGGTTTCCTGTTTGACCAGCTAAACTGTTGTAAACAGAACCTACGAAATAATCGTGTTCGTTTTTAATTAGTTCGCCTGTGCCATTTGATGTTGCATTATTTGAACCTGCTGAGTTAGCACGTGCAACATATAATGAATTAGAGTAAGCTAAGAAGCTTGCTGCTGTAAAGAATGCGTTTGCTGTATTTCCATCAGGTGCGCCAAAAGTGTTTGCTAATTGCACTTCAGATGAGATTAGAACAGCTGTATTAGCTGGACCCCATTTGAATGAACCAGCAATAGCACCAGTAGAAGTTGAAACTGCTGGTGTAGAAGTTGTTAAATCAACTTCGCTAACGTGGACGCCTGGTGATACTAAAATTGCCATGGTTTTCTCCTAAAGATATCGGCGGAGTTTAATGTCTATATTATTTATAAAAAACAGGTTTTAATACCAATTCTTATAAGTATCACTAATGGAAATATTGTCAGTCGTCGGATCAACAGTTTCC